GATCGGGTGCTAGTGTGTTGCACAATGCTATGGTGGTCACGGCATTTTCTCTACCCGTCACTCCACCTCCAATAGGCCCGCCTGTGGTTGAGCTGGTAAACACTTTAACTGGAATAGTGACATTGGTAGAATCTACCAGTGATAGTGTGCCTTCGGGATTTTCATAGTTTCTTATCATATGTGTCTCTTAAAATAGCATGCTGAATACCAGTGCTTTGTTTTTACTTATCAACTCACCATTTTGTTTTGCAGTTTCTGCGCTGTCGTTGACAAAATATACTCCTGTGGTGCCTGTGCCAGGCACAGCTGCATATAGCAATACATTATTTGATACATATCCGGGCACTGTGCCAATTTTTTCAAACTGCATGGCATAGTTGGTTTGAAGTTTACCGGTGCCTTGAGTTCTTACATAAATGTTTTCGTTGGTTATGCTGGCACGACTTGTAATTTCATTGCGATCCGGCCCGCCACCAATTTCTAGATCGCCTACTTCAAATCTATTTGTATAGAACTGTCCGACTAGAGCATTGTCTACTATTATCGAAACTGCACTTTCACCAAAAGTATTATAACTAGTGGTTGCTGTAAAATATGCCAACGATCCAGCTGTGCCAGCGAGATTAGGAGTAATATCTTTGTCTGCAATAACCACTCTGGTGTCTTGGCTTTGTGGTGCTACAATTTGAAATGTGGGATTATTTTGAATTGCATCATCAACAAATTTCTTGTTTGGAATATCATCATCTTCTGTGACTTGATCTTCATAATTAATAGTACCCAACACTTTTACTACTCCGGTGCCGGTTCCTATCAGTGTGAGGTCACCTGAATCGGTGGTGCTGTTTGTTAGTATCTGTTTGAGGCGAAGACTACTGGCATCAAAATTAAACGGCCCTGGAGCAGAACCATGCGCGATTAACCACGAGTCAGTGCTTTCGTCGTAGAGCAAGCTGGCGTTGTTCTGCGGAGTTACTGCAGAAGTATTGCCACGATCGATTTCAACACCAGAATATATCAGGGTAACACCTGGTCCTACTTCACCAGTGTTTAGCGATATAATGTTATCTTCAATGGTTAAGTTAGTAGTACTGATATTAAAGGTATCACCTTCGACCACGAGATTACCAGTGACTCGTACTGACCCACCACTCACAGCAGGTCCAGTGTCAAGTGTTATCTTGGCACCGTCGCCTGCTCGAATGTTGTAGTCGCCGTTGACTCTTAGAAACTGTCCCATTTACGGTCCTAAATTACGGTGCTGTTAGAGAAAGTATGCTAGTTGTAGAGTCGTTAACTATAGACCATTTGTATCTTGTGCCGTTAAAATCTACAGCTATTTTGTTGGTTAACTTGGCTATTCTTATACCCTGTCCGTTAAATTCACCCATAATGCTCATTTCATTTGCATCTAAAGCACCGTCTGCTTTATCTACTAGTTGGCAAACTCCTACATTACCTTGGCTGTTTCCTGATTCAGTGTCACCTACTAGTTTGTTTGTACCAGTTTTTTTGTCGTTGACTATAAATCTTTTTGGTGAGCGTTGACGAACGATATAACCTACTGCAGATTCTGCATTTGATCCTACTTGACAGTTTACCGTGATGTTAGTACCATCATCTAATAAACCAAAAAATTTCTTGTTTAGTGGGCGTCCCATTTGTTTCTCCTTGTGTTTGACGTTCTAGGTCTACGCGGCGGGTACCGCATAATTCTTCTAGATACTTTATTTATCCGCGACTTAGCAGACTCATCAGTTCCATTTTTTCTACAGTGTTTAATATTGTATTGATGGCATTGATTTCTTGTTGTGCTTTTTCTAAATATCCGCGATTTTTAGTTTGTCTATACAAGACCATTATTTTACTGTGCGCAGTAATGTGTTGGTTTATTATTTTTTCAATGCGTTGAACATCATGCGTAAACATTGGAAAGCGATTTCTCCATGCCGTAAACTGCTCACGTAGTTGTTTGAAGTCTTGTTCCGATTCCACTTTCATCATGATATTTAAGTCAAACAAAAAGGCTCCGAAGAGCCTTTTTGAAGTTGCGTTATACGTGTTACAGATTAAGCAAAACGTAGGTTAGCGGATGTTACAGCAACAGTCGCCAAGTAATCAGCTGCGTTACCTAGAGAAGAAGCTGTGTTTGTCAACTCAACATAACCATAACGTGTCATGAAGGACACGACTGGTTCAAAAGTTGCTGGGTCAAGAACAACACCACTGCTCATCAATGGAATGTATGGGCAATAGAATGCTGCTGCGTCAGATTCGCTAGAACCTTTGTAACCAACTAGAACGTTGTCGTTCTCTGCATATGTGTTAACATACACTTTCATTGCACTGTTCAATGTACCAACGAACTTGGTGTTTGTTGGAGCTTCAAATGTGCCTTCTGTTGTGCGAGCAAAAGCAGAAGTAGTAGCACTTTGCAACAATGTTAATGTTGTTGGTGATACAACTGCCCAGTTACCAGCACCACGACGTGTACGCTGAGCGATCAAGTTAGCAGCACGGTTGATCTGAACTGCCAATGCGGCATGCTCGTCACCAACGAATGTTGCTGTTCCAGATACAGCAGCTTGGTCATATGTTAATACTGTTGAAGACAATGTAGCTAGGCTACGTAGAACTTCTTGATCGATCTCAGCTGTGATCTCTTGTGCAAGAGCAGCCATGATCTCAGCTTCGATGTCAATGCCTTGTTGGGCTTGTGCATCTTGAGCTGCTTCGAATGTCCAGCGAGCTGACAACTTACGTGTCTTAGCTTCAACTGTTTGCTTCAAGATTTGAATGCTTAGTTTGTTACCTGCTACGCCTTCTAGTGCAGCTGTTGAAGCAGCCTTACCAGTAGTAGCACCAGCATAACCTTCAGCAATCTTGAATGGGCTTAGAGCCTCTTCACCAGCTGTAACGTTTCCACCAGTGCCGCTAAATGTATCGCTGTAGCGAACACGTAGAGTATGGATCTGACCAACTGGACCTGTCATTGGCTGTACGCCAACTAATTCATTAGCAATGACCGTAGGCATTACACGTCTGATCACAGGAAGGATCACACGATTTAGTGTTGCAACGTTACCGGCGGATGTTGCTCCAGCGGTGGCACTCTCTGCCAAATACTTGCGGGTATTTTCTAGAGTTGTTGCCATTACTGAACGCTTGTTACCTTGAAGACCTTCTAAAAGGGCGTCTTTGGTTTCCGACCAGCGTGACTCGAGTAATTGTGACATTATAGTTCTCCTTAAACTTTTAGTCCCGCAAGCCTGCGGATGTCAAATATCTCAGCGGTTTTTTCTTCTTTACCGCTGGATTGAGGTGCCTGTTTATCGCCTGTAATTTCTTTGCCTTCTGATAGTACTTTCTTCGCCGGTGCTCCACCATTCATTACTGCTGGTAGGTATTTGTCGAAAGCTGTACGTAGCTTTTCTGTTTGTGTTGATTCAAGCAGACTTTTCATGACTTCACGTTTGTCACCAGCCAAAGGATTCAGCAATTCGCTCATAACTTCCTTGCGTTGATTACTTTCTTTGATGACATGTAGTTCACGTTCTTTCTGTGCTACTTGTTGCTGTGCTTCTGCAACCATTTTTGCTGCTTGTTCCAATTCAGATTCTCTTGTCATCATAACTTTGAGAAGTTTTGCTGTTTCAGATTTCTCATTTAGATGACTTGCAGCATATTCGCTGGCAAATGATTCAAAAATTCTGCGACCAAAGTCATTTCTTCTAGCTGATTCAATGTCTTCCTTGAGCTGAGTCATTTCAGAACGTAGACCGTTCTGCACTGTTTCTGCTACTTTTACGGAAGCTGCTGTGATAAATTCTTTCTTGAGATTGTCAAACTTGGCTCTGCTTTCGCGTACTAATTTTACTTTAGTTTCGGCCAAATCTTTCTTATCTGTGTGGAATTCTGCGATTTCTTTCGCCAGGGCATCCACGATAAAAGATTCTAATTTTGCAACATTGTTTGCAACTGTCTTGCGATCTTCGTGTAGTTCTGCCAATTCTTTGTTAAGATTATTAAAGATAAATGATTCCATTGCTTTGGAATCGTCTTTCATTTTCTTAGTATACTTGGCGCGGGCTTCGATAAGTCCTTGGCGATCTTCTGCCAATTCACCTAACTCTGCCTGCAAGCGATCTGTTAGCATAGCTTCTACAGCTTCTACCATTGCGCCTTTGTCATGCTCATACTTCTGAGCAAATTCTTCACGTAGTTCAGCGGTTACTTGATCACGGCTTTCTTGAATTCTGCTTTCCCAAGCTGATTCAATTTCCGATTTGATTTCTTCGGAAATCACATTGTTTTCAAACAATTGTTTTACGATGTCTAGCATGTGATTCTCCTACTGTTATTTGAGTCCAGAGATTATTCTCTTGAGACTTTCTGCTAAGTATTTTTGAGCCTTGGGGTCGCCTTGAACTTCTTGTGCTATTTGATATGCCTTGTAACCGCCTGTGTTATTGATTAAATGTTCGTATACTGGTGTGGGATAAGCTCCCGGGGCGCTAGGCTGTGCTACCACATCTACTGTGATTATTTCAAAACCCTGCACTTTGCCACTACTGTCTACTTCGCCGGATCCTCTGGAACTAACACCCAGTTTGACTCCCGCCTCTAGCATGGACTGAATTAACTGTCCCATAGGAGTTGGAAGTATTTTTAGTTTTCCGTAGCCGTTAGGACCATCCATCCACATCTTGGTAATCATATGACTAACACGATCTAGATTAATTTTTAAATCCTGAGGATGATCAACTTCTCCAAGAACGGAGTAGCCACCAGCGATCTGTTCATTGAGCGTTTTGACAGCCCTGCCAATTTCTTCAGAAGAGTAAACACGCTGATTTGCATTACGGATGTCTCCTTGAATGCAAATGCCGTTTAGATGCAGCGACTTTTTACCGTCGCTGCCTTCGTCGCGCTCCAAGACAATCTTAGCCTGGTCAAAACTCAAATGTTCTGATAGAGTAGTTTTCACCATTAAGTCCTATTATCTACGACCACGGAAAAGGCTTTGCTTGTTGTCTGGTGATTCTTTTGCACCAGCTTTTTCAGCACCATGTCCAGGTTCTTTCTTAGAGAACGCATTACCTGCTTTGCCGCCTGGGACATTGATGTTGCCAGCATTATCTTCGGTTGGCTTGCCTTTTAGCAATCCTGAACCTTTTAATTCACCTGTTTCTGAACCAGGAGCACCATTCTTGCCGCTTAGAATGTTGGCAGTTGTACCGCCCATGTCATTCTTGCCAGCTACAATAGACTTGTTGTTTACGCCGTCGTCACCCATTTTAGCTGGTGCAACTTTCTCGACGTATTCACGAACAGTTGCTAGGTCCATGCTGTCTTTCATTTTTTCGTCGCCCATGTCGCCCATGTCATCATCGCCCATGTCGCCCATGTCATCTCCGCCTTTGAGTTCATCAAATTTGGCTTGTAGTTCGTCTACAATGCTATCTAGGTCTTGGAATAGTTCTTCTTCAGACTTTTCACCTTCTTCGTCATCCATTTCTGCATCGATGTCGCCTTCTAGCTCGTCAGTTGGATCACCGCCCATTGCGGGCATTTCGTCATCGCCTTCAATAGCAATGTCTTCAAATTCTTCGTCGACTTTGTCTTCTTCTGCATCGTCGTCTTTTGCAGCTTCGTCTACTTCTTCATCTTCTTCGTCTTTTTCTTCTTCTTCAGCAATTTCGCTGTCAATTAAAGATTCATAGATTTCACGAGATTTTGTTACCACATATTCGTGGAACAGTTCTTCTGCTTTAACTTGATCATCATTGACCAAATGCTCAAGCATCTGTTGTAGTAATTTATTGTCGGCCATGGTATTCTCCTCAAATGGTATGGGCTGTTGTTTATTTAACACGAAGATTACAAACCGGTGTTAAATGGTAGTTTTTTGATTGATTTGATCTGAATATATAGTATCAGGAAAACTTCTACTAAATTCATCGTAGGTGATATGACTGAGATTGGTCAGAGCAGGTCCTAGTCTGTCCGGTATAAATGCTCCAGGTTCTATGACTCTAAAAAAATGTGTGTGACGGAATTCTTTGATTACTTTTTCAGTTTGACTCAGCCAATTGCCATGATAAGTTGCTGCATCTGTTGATTTTTTATAGTTGAATGTGTCTGCGTAAATGTTGTTGAATTTACCGTTCAGCCCTTGATAGTCAAATCCAAAAATGTAGATGCTTTTATGTTCTTGGGTGGCTGCAAACCATAGTGCTGTGGGTCCTGAACTCCAGCCTTTGTGCGGACTGAAAAAATTTACACCATGTTTGGTTTGTATGCCTTTATTGGGATTAGTCCAAACTTGATGTTTTTTGTTATAGCCAGACTCGATGATTTCGTTGACCATTTTCACATCTACAGCTATTAAATAGTGAGGTTCAAACTCACGATACTGTGCATTACAGCCGTAGGTCACACCTTTGTTTATTAGAGATCGCAGGTTCAAGCACTGTCGACTGGTGCCGTTGCCTATAACAAACGCGGGGTTATTGTGCAGATGCTGCTTCTTCGCCAACTGGAGTTCCATACATTTGTCTTATAAAGTCCAGTTCAGATTGTGATTCTAATTGATGTGCTTCGCTTTGAAGCCTCAGTTGATTGATTTGTCGCAGCGTAAGACGTATCTTTCTGGTGTCTTTTTTGTCAATGATGCTGCGATCTCTGCTGGATTCATATCTACGATCTTGAGCAAAGTCGTTGTTTTTTTCGTTGAAATAAAAGAATTCGTTAAGAAGCATAATGTATTTATTACTGAACTGGTGCTTCTGGTGCTGCTTCTGCCCCGGCATCTGCGCCTGGCTCTGCGGCAGCTGCCATATCTAAAGGTGCTTCTGCTTCTTGAGTTCCAACATCTGCAGCCATGCCTCCTGGTGTTACACCTATGCCTCTCAACTGACTCTGTGCATCGGCAGGTGCTTTGATATTAGAACCGTTTTCCTCACGCCACAGTTTTTCATTTTCTTTGATCTCATCTTCAGTCATGCCTAAGAATCGTTTCATGGCAAAACGCTTGC